TGTCCACACCAATATTTGACCTCTTGATCGCTCTGCGGCCACGATCCGTGATCCGTCAGCTATGCGCAGCGAACCTGCAGTGTTTTCTGCAGTTGGTTGATATGTGTTTATATCTTCTTGATCTGAAAATCTTAATAATAGATCATCTTGTGCGTTTGTACCACCAATAGTAGGCTGTGTACCAAAAAATAATAAATGTCTATCAGGTGTAGAAACTAAACTTAATCTTGATCTTGTAGGTGCATTTGTAATCACTGCTGCTCTTGTAGCTACACCACTAGATGTGTCCCACCTAAATGCTCCCCCATTTAATACTGTGGCTATGAGATCTTCTCCAAAATTGTCCAAAGACCATTGTCTAGCCTCTAATGTTACGGTAGATGATGTTGATGGGCTACCCCATCCCCCAGCTCCCCATGTGTCTGTACCCCATCCAAAAGCAGACGTGGATACTTCAGGTCCAATACTTATTTGATACTTAGCATTACCACTACCCCCGCCACCAGAAGTTGATCCTGATGCAGCCGATGTAGCTGTCACAACATAATTATTGTTGTCAGTAATTGAAGTTATCTCAAACTCTTTATTCATGTCTAAGCCATCTATGGCACTAAAAGAGTCAAATGTAACAAAGTCACCTTTAGTTGCTCCATGCGATGAGTCTGCAACAGACACTGAAGTCGTGCCATTAGTTGTAAATGGGTTAGTTAATGCTTGAGTTTCTCTTATTGGAGTAATGTCATAGGCAAGACCCTCAATAACTATATAAAGTTTTCTGTCTGTTCCTACAGCAAGTAATCTTGTGCCGTCCAATCCAACCCACGCATGAGCGTCTCTGGCAACACCGACTAATGTGGTGCTTATAAACTTTTCCCATCCTTTGATTTTCTGTGCAGATCCTTGAAAGAATCTCACCATATCACCATCAGTCCACTTACCCTGACCAGTATAGTCAGTAACTTCTTTGTTGATACCAGGAGCTGGTCTAAAATTTACTAGAGGCATTGCGATAATATACTAGAAAGCCAGTTTAAAGTCAAAAACAACAGAATATCTAGGGTTTTTCTTTGCTATGTTTTTAGGCATATTTGCTACAGAATGAGGTATCATTCCATCAAAAGAGACCATAGAATTTTCTACCGCCTCAATGATAATATTGTTCTCTAATTTAGTGCCAAACTCCGGTAAATTACTTTTTAAATAATATATGCAAGTCCTTTTATTTTTATGTTTGTGAAATTTGTAGTCATTGTCCTCATTTGATAAATTAGCCCATGATTTATAATACTCGTAATTTTCATCAACCATGGCTCTTGCATTAAGATATAGTCTATTCCAATAAATCTTATCTTTATATCTTTGAAAAAGATTAGCGTGTGTTTGATAAGGAGCAACATCCTTACAAGGATGATGTTTAATTTGATATTTTACATCATCAAGAATGAGGTTTTTATCATCTTGCGATAAAACATTTTCATTTATTTTTATGTCCATTACAATTTATTTTTAATATTTTTTTGTAATATATTAAATGCAATTGAGTATCTGGGCTCATCATATTGTTGTGGTAAAACCGCATGTTTAGTTAAACCATGGAAGATATATAATGAATTTTCTTTTAAGGTTTCAAAACAACCAAAATCTGAAAATGACATGGTGGTCTCCCCTGGTATTTTTGGATAATATGCACATGAAAAATACTCGCATCCATGAATGTGCTCTATTGTGTTATTACCTTTGAGATGTTTCATGGCCCATGCTTCATCTATGATATACTCATAAGGGTTAGTTGGTGATGGCGATCTTAATGTAAAAAACATTTGTAATAATTCTACTGACATCATAAACATTTTTTCAAATAATTTATGATTAAGTAATTCAGTAAATTTTGTCATGTTTGCTTTCACATTAGTTTGTTGTGCCATACTATCTTTCTGCGTTAGCTCTATGACCTTTTCTAAAATTTGTTTGTGATAATCACTTTCTAAAAAATTATCTACTATATATACAGCATAATGAGATGCGATATTGTGTTGAATTAACCTAAGATGTCTCATTTTTAACTTGTGCAACTAACGCACCCACGTGTCCTTTATAACCTCTGTTTCCAAAATGTGTTAATGGCATAGATAAATCAGCCCATATCTCTCCACCACACTCTTGCCACAATCTAGAAAAATAATAATCTTCTGATAAATATCTTTTTTGTCCGACAGTTTCGTAGGGACCCACAGCAAATAAGTCATAGCAGTTATCTGACTTATAACCGCCACCGTTAACTATTTGATCTGACTCATACTTTCTTTCAGGAAACTTTTTAAACATAGTTCTAAAAACATGACGCTTTACTAACATCATCCCCGTGGCCGCTTCATTTACTTTAAAAAAACCATTCTCTCCCTTTAAGTGTGTCGGGTCATCAAAGTTCACGTTGTAACCAAGTATCTTAGCCTCTATCTCGTCAGGCGTAGCGTTTGGAAAATTTGCAAGAACATTTGCAACTTTTTCAAAATGTAAATGTTTTCTAGGATAAATGCCACAAGCTATATCTTTTTCTGCACACAATAATCTCTCTACGTTTCTCCACGAGAATCCTATATCAGCGTCTATAAATAATAAATGAGTCGCAACATAATCAGTTTGATCCATCATCATAGAAACTATGGTGTTCCTCGCTCTTGTGATTAGACTTTCATTACCCATTGTTTGTATTCGTAAACCTATGTTGTGGGCCATGGACCATTGTTGTAGTTCTAATAAACCATGTAAGGTTGCCTCTGATAACATGCCACCATACATAGGCATACCTAAAAATATTTTAAAATCTTTTTTCTTTAATTCTTCTTGTGTTAACATTACATACTCTCCTTAAACTTAAATGCTACTGTAAATCTATGTTTATTTTTGAAAGAAGAGGCAGTGTGTTTATAATTAGCAGGAAAAAAAACTACTCTTCCAGGTGTTGGTAAAACAGAAATCAATGTATTATTTTCTGATAAAAACTTTGTTTCTCCTCCTTCATTTATATCATAATATAAATTAGCATAATACAATAATGTTGTGCCTACATCTCCATCTGTATGGTAATTAGGTTGTTCTCTAGGTAAAAATAAATTTACATAGGATCTAAGTATTGTTTTATTTCTAAGCACTTCATTTTCAAAAATAAAAGATTTTATTGATTTATAAGTGAAACTATCCTCGGATAACTCAGATGTCAAACCTGTGGGTTCATAATTTATATCATCAACCTCGCCATAGTAATAAGGTAGTTTTTTTAATTCTTTATAAATTTTATCAATATCTTTAATTTTATTATCAAATATCTCCAGCATAATTATTAATTAATATTTATTTTCCAAACATTCTGTAGTCTAAAATTATTTGTATTTGTAAACGGTGTTCCAACATGATCTAAATTTGCTTCAAATATTATAAGTCTGTTAGGCACAAAATCTATATAATTAGTACAATTTGTATATATTATAGTCCCACCTTGCCAATCTTTATAATAATCCTTGTTTAAAAACAGTATTGCAGTGTGTGTAGAGTTTTTATCTTGATGTATGTTGTGCGGGTAGTCGCTTGGATGTCCGTGCGAATAAGCTCTATATAATGTAATATTTTGCTCTAATTTAGAGCTCATATAATTAATTACATCTATAGTATATAATTTTTCAGTTAAGTCTTTGTAAATAAAATATTCTTTGTTTTGCCAATTATTTTTTGAATCCTCCAACATTTTATCGTACACATCATTAGGAAAAAAATTGTCTAAAACTTTTATCATGCCTTTGTAATAATATTTTCTTTTGCTTTTATCGGGAATGAAAACATGTCTAAAGTTAAACATATTTCAATATCTTTTTTAGGATAATCTTGTTGATTTTTTTCAAATATAGTTAAGGACTCTGAGTCTTTTAAATTTAAAAAAATATCATTTTGATTACTGTTTATATTTTTAGTAATCATATCGGCACATAGTTTGTCCTCATCATTACGCTCCTCTCCTCTAAATCCACAACAAACAATACTCCAATCTAAATTACTGTTTTGTATATAATCGGCAGTTGCAGAAATATTACAAAACCCACATAATAACACATTGTGCTTTTTTAATTTATCCAACATTCCGCCACAAGCTGCTGAACTATGCAAAACACACCTTTTATTTAAATCTGCGCTCCAAAGAACACTAGGAGAGTTAGGATAAGTATAAATATTTTTTTGTCTTTTACCTATTGTTACAGCGTTTTTATTTTTTTGTTTTATTATATTTATCTCGTCCTCATTAGCAGACATAAAATAAACAACTGGGTTTTTACTTAACACAACGTTTGCCACAGTGGCTGCTCTTAAGACATCAATTAAGACTACATTATTATCTAATGTTTTATAATCAAAAGGCTGTTCATATATTTTATACATGCTTTATAATTGAATATTTCTCTAATTCTTGAATAGTATGGTTAGTGTTTACATAATTTTTACTTATGCATTCTGATAAAGTTAGTTGATCTCTACAATTATACGAAAAGCACTTATCGGTAAGTTCAAACCATTTGTGACCTATGTCATGGTTTTTATCTGTGTTTTTACGAATAAGCCAACACGTGTCATAAGAAACCCACTTATTAGAATTAACAATTGACATAACTTTTTTAATGTCTTGCTCTGGTATATTCTTATGCTCGATCGCAAATTGCAGTTCCTGTTCAAATGTTCTTTTTTCTTTATGAAAACAAGTCATCCAGTTTGGTTTTTCTTTATTTATTATATCTAAACAAAAATTATAAAAATCACGGTGTTGATAAAATTTACTATCTACATAGACAGTATAATCAAAATCTGTAAATAATAATCTTGGTATAAATCTATAAAGCCTTTGTCTTTTAGGATCAGATAGATGTGTGTGATTATTACTTATATTTATGTAGTTCCATCCTTTATTCTCTTTTGCTTGTGAATGATTGTCATGAGCAAACCAATATTCAAAATCATTTATTTTTTGTTTTTTTATGCAAGGCATCAATCCTCTTTTACCTGTTTGCACACAATAAAAAATTATCTTAGCCATAACAAAAGCTGATAACGTGTCCCCTTGATAATTTTATTTACTTGATGAGGAAACATAAAATTAGAGGGAAACATTAATACATCACCTTTTTTTAATTTGTATTTAATGGTGTTGTTAAAAAAAGAAAAATCTCCTCCCTTATAGTCATCATTCAAACAAATAGATATGGTAAACTTATAATCACCTGTAGAAGCACCTACTCCATCATCATCATGCTCACCATACCAATCACCCACATTCATCTGACGAAGTGAGAAAGGAGAGGATTGTTCTATAGGTAAACTTTCTGTTTTTATAAATTTTAAATAATTCTCTACTATTTTATCAATTTCTTTTGTCGTTTTTTCTACAATTAAAGCTCTTTCATAACTATTAACTTGATTTATAGTTTCACTGTTACTAATCTCTATACTGCCTAAATGTCTTGTTTCTTGATTGTGATGTGAGTGTCTATCAAAGTCAT